AGAGTCGGGGGTGTATTACCTATACTAAAAAAACGCCCACCTTTGCTCAAATTGCACTTCTGGCATAATACTTGCAAATTCTGGTCATTATCAGTCCCACCGAGCCTTCGCGGGATTATATGGTCAACGTGTAACTTTCCGTTATCTTGTCCGCATTGCTGGCAACAGTATGAATCCCGCTTAAGTATCCTTTGCCTAATTTTCGCCCATTGACTTGACGTTCCATTATCCACAGCACTAGCCATCTAATGCCACCCCTTGTCTTTGAAGTGTTGCCATGCTAGACAGTAGTCGCCCTTATATCTATGAGCAACGTACCGGATACCCCAATCTATTTGAGTGTAACCATCTAAGTTCTTTAGCTTCTTGTTACGCAGCTGAGGTATTCCATAGTGTGATCCGTTAACAGCTCTACTATCGAACTTAGACTCTTTCATATATAAGTTATATGCGCACTGATATGAACTATCTTTAACTATTCGACTATGTAAGTAAAGCTTATAGTTGTCCTTAGATGTTACAGAACTAGCCCATGTAGGACTCGGTATAGCCACCGCTATACATAGTACGCCCGTTAGTAAGGCTCGCCGCGAGCTAGCCCGTCGTCGGGCTCTCGTCGAGAGAGTGGATCGTACCGACCCAGTCAAATAGGTTGCAAGTATGAGCGTATTCTTGGGCGATTCCCACAGAGTGTGGATAACTTTCTTAATCTGTGGATAACTATTCATCGCACTCATGAGCTTCATCGTAGTTAAACGAACAGTAATAGCAGCCCATGTCCTCGCCGCATTTGCGACAGGTATATTTGAACATAATTTCATTACAGCACAGCGCCAGATAAGTGCGATCGCTGATTCGGTAATGCTTATTATCGAACGGCATTAGTCCTCATCTCGTATAGCTTCGATTATTCGGGTCACCAACGCGCCCTCAGCTTCGTTACAGCACACTTCGCAAACGTGTAACGGCATGAACTTAAACTCAATATCTTTGGCAATATATTCTCTTAGATCCTGAAGTATTGTTTTCATCTCTGGATTGCTCATGTCTTATCCTTTCCCCAGCCAGTACCGCGAAAGATAACCGCTGGCGCCGAGAACACTCTGGCCATCGGGTAGCTGCAACATAGGGGCGACAGATCGCTATTGCTCGGTATTGAGTGGCTCATCTCAAGCTCGCCGCCGCATTGATCGCACCTGTAAAGGTAACTAGGCATTATCGCTCCCCACTAGGCATACGCCCAGAGAGCCGCATACTGTGCACTCGAGAGTCTTAACTCCGGGCGGAAGTAAGTCAGTCACTATTCGTTCCACCTGTAGCGTTTCGCGCTTACAGCGCCGACACTCAAATTTCAATTTGTCCATAATTGCTCTCCTTAAGATTCTCCATCGAATTGAGATTATGTTGACTGACCCAGAACGAGCCGTCCTTATCATGCTTGAATCGACTGGTCTTAGCTGCTCGAATTGGTATCCAGCCTTTGACATAATAAATCGGTGATTCGCCTACGACTAGAACGGCTAAGTCCTCGACCCTATCTCTGTCCCTCAGGATTAGATGTCCGTCTAGCCATTTCGTATGCTTGACTTCGATTCGATTACCGATGTCAGCTCTTAGCTTGAACTTATCTAGTTCAAGCTTAAAGTCTGTAATTCCGAAGTAGCGAGCCGCTGCGATCTCAGCACCTAACGCCTCAGCTGTACGACGAATAGACTCATGAATATTGCCTCGAGCTGACTGGTCATGAAAATAGTAATTCTCCACGCCTTTAGACTCACAGATAAAAGCCGCCGCAGCCGCTTGAATTTCCTCGTCCTTGGTAAGTGTTATTTTTGTTATTCCCATGTCGCGCATGTCCGAACATTGTCTGGGCAAACCCAGCCCTTATATGGCTTGCCAGTCTTTCCGACTCCCTCTTTCCGAATCATCACGCCATGAGCGCAAGATTTAGTTCCGGTCAAAGTTCCAGCTACGTCAGCGATTACGTTATTGACAGCCCATGGATCATAAGAGCCATTAGGTAGCGCCTCTTTAGGTGCGGCAACGACTGGACGTTCGACTCGCTTCATTTCCTCAAACGATGGTCGATTTTGATTCTCGCTAAACTTCGATAAGCCGCCAGTATGTAAAGCTCTACCGATTGCCGAAGTCGATCCGTTCTCAAGTGGAAAGCGATTAGCGCTCGATCTAATTTCCTCGGCGAAATCTGTCGCGAAAGGTAATGAGTCTGTGATCTCTTTGTAAATGTCCGTCTGGACGATGTATCGAGTGCCATCCTGAAATACGATGTTAACGTCGATTCTGCCGTTAGGGTATTTAACCCAGAATTTTTCGATCCGCTCAGCTACGGACTCGTAACCCTCTAGTGGGATCGCCATTACAAGCTCCGAACGTAATCTGTAGCTGCTCTCATGCCAGCTGCTCGACCGCGGTTAAAACCATCTTTGACGCCTTGCTTGTAGCCAATACTCCAGCCGACTAGAAACCAGCCAGCACTACAGGCGATAACTACCGCCGCTAATTCCAATATAGTAAACATGTTAGCTCCCGATTCTGGGAACGACTTATTCGCTCCCTAGTTATAGGGTGAACTAAATGTCTGACAATTTCAAGCCTTACGCGTATTTAACGGCGTGTCGAATTGCTAATTAGCAAGGTGTAAATTTCATCGACCCGAGCTTCGAGTCTGGAAACCTGATCCTTGACGCTTGACCCGGAGTTAGGTTTCAGTTCGCTTAGGTAATATTTAACTAAGTGTCGAATAACAGTAAAGAACGCCGCTGTGAGCGTGACCATAGCCACGCCCATAGCAGCCCAGTCGTTAGCGTTCACTCTTTTGAGCGCCGAACGTAACGTCCTTAGGATTCAGGTAACGCATTAGTAGCGGAACGACGCCAGCAAGAAACCCGTAAGCCAATTTCTTGGGATCGGTTTCGCCTGTCATGTAAACGGCTAACGCTCCTGCGAGCGCTGATCGTCCATAACTAGCAGCCATAGCCTTTAGCTCTTTCATTACTTTTCTCCTAACCCCAGAGCTTCGATTAGCTCTAGAACTTTTCTTGGGCTTACGTTAATCTCGAAGTGCATTTCGTCCGGACGATTCTTATAATCGCCGCCCCAGAATAAGCCGTACTTTTTAGCAAGTGCGCGAATCATTGGAACTTTCTCAGCTGGGAACGTCCCGATCTTTCCGAGAACGTGTTTAGTCGCGTTAAGGTCGATCGCCGTAGCGGACGCATGATTGCTAAGGCGATCAGTTGATCCGCGAACGTTTCTGAATGCGTAACCCCAGTCATCAAGTTGTCCACCATCTAGCGGCTCGATCAGCTCGTTAAACTCTTTACAGAATCCGACGATTAAAGGTGCTACAGCTTCCGCGCAGCGAATCTTTAGAGTCGTCCCGGGTATCGCGTAAGACTTGACATGGATCGACTCAGGTTTAGCCGAAGCTTCCCAGCCGTTATAGCTGGTTAGTTTCATGACAGTAATAACGCCGCTTCGTCGGCTGTGATACCGAGTTTAGTTAAGAGAGCAGCTTTAGCGTCGGCGGCTGCCTTATCCGCTTTAGCTTGATCTTTTTCTTTCTTGATGGCTGCCGCTTCATTGGCTAAATACTCAGCTAATTCGTCGCCCTCAAGTTTAACGCGTTCTCCGTCGATACCTTTGTAAATGTCCTCTGTCATTTTTTGCTCCTATGCCTTGTAGCCGTAAACTTGAATTGTGCCTGTCATTGTTCCAGCGCTAGGTGAAATTGTTAGCCCTGTGTATTGAGTATTGTTATTCCACGCGAAGCCGCTAAGGTAAGCCGTTTCAAATCCCACGTTAGTGACGTAGAAACCGCTAGCGACTCCATTTGTCTTAGCACCTAAATTAGGCGACATAAGATCGCACACAGCTGTGTACATTCCCGGATAAGTAGTACTGGCGCTGCCTAATCGACCTACAGCACTTGCACCTGTAACGGACGGCGCACACATCATTATGCTTCCGCTCGTTGCGTCAACATCGCTTGAAATTCTAAGAGCTAGTTTGATATCGACGTTACTTGTTGAGATTGCGGTAAATCGTAAGAAAATTCTGTACGAGTCATAAGTGCTGCTGAAAATACTGTTCACCTGTTGCGATGAAACGGCTGAGAATGGAGTCGTGTTAATTAGAACGAAATCACTACCGCCAGCCGTCGCCCACTCTGGTGCTGTTGCTCCTGAGTTTACTTTCAACACTTGTCCAGCTGTACCGAGTCCTAAACGTGTGACGGCGCTTGATCCAGTTGCGTAAATTACGTCGCCCGCTGTTGTAACTGTTGACTTAGGGATAGCCGCGTTAGCTGTCGTCTGAGCTGTGCCCGCTGCTGTATTAGCTGTATTAGCTAAATCGTAAGCCGCTTTAGTAGCTGTCGGAGTCGAAGCTAAAACGCTCGATGTAGTCGAAGTCGAATCGCTAAGCTGTACCGCACCCGCGGCGCTTGTCGAAGCTGAGTTAATTCCAATAGTTACAGCGCCAGAACTGCCGCCACCTGTAACTGGGCTAGTCACGTTTACTGCGGTTATATCGCCCACGTCATTAGTAATCCATGTGAAATCTAAATCTGTATTTGATGTCTTAGACAGAATTTGACCAGTCGTTCCACCTAATAGATCGACGAAGTCGGTATCGACCGCTTGACCAAATACCTCAAAATCGGCTGGTAAGTCGGTAACTAAGTCCGTCGGCGTTGGCATTTGCCAGCCGAAGTTACTCGTTGGGTTTGTCATGTTTTCTCCTTATGCCACGACTAACGCGGTTTCCCACGTCAGAGTTCCGGTTATAGTATTCCACGATTCTCCGATTGGAACTTGCTCCCACTTCATAGCTTGAAGCGAATAACTTATCGGTGAAAGATTTAGAGTAATTGAGATTTCATTATAAGCAGCCTTAAACGTCCAGCCCTCGACGAATCCTAGAAACGTACCGGACGCCATGTTTGGCGGTAAGTCGCTAAGTCTTATTGGTAAGCCCATGAATACTTTAATAAGCGAATCGCGATCCGCGTCGTCCAGCTCGGGATTTGTAAGCTGGTAAGTGATCGACTGTAAATTCGCTTGAGGTGTAGCTCTTAGGGTTAAATAAAAATCGGCTTGATCTTGGGCGTCCGCTGAGTGTTTGATCGTCGTAGTTATGACCTGAGCTAAACGTCCGTAAATGTCGATTGAGTTAATATCCTCGGCGCTGACTTCATTATTTGAGTTAGTGTTGTATTTTAGAGTCACGTCATTACGAACGTCGCCAGCTCGAGTCTGAATCTTAAGCCCGTTAAATAGCGCCTGATTAGCCGTTAAATCGGTGTAGCCGTTAGTCGCTAACTCGATCGATCTATGAGTTGAGTCCGCGTAGCTAATTAGCCCGCTCGCGTCCTCGTAAATATAACCTAGCCCGCTAGTCGCCAGAGCTGAAACCAATGAATAAATATCGGTGCGATCAGCTGATCGAGCCGCTAGTGTGTAATTGCCCGGACGATCGATCTCGCCTAGACCGACGTTCTGAGCATTAGCCCAAGTTTCTGTCGGATCGTAGTTATCCCATTGAAGCGCGGCTGGAACTTCGCCCCAGTTATTTAATAGTAAATCTTGGAGAATATGCCAAATCTGGTCGCCGTCCTGATCTTGAACTAGCGTTCCATCGGTTAAGGCTTTAGGTAAGCGGCTTAGCGCTCCTAGAGCTGTGATGTTAAGGGTTTGATTTATTGCGACGTTACCAGCTGTCGAAACTTCGATTCCGAAATCGACGACAGTTCCGCCAAAAATAGGGACGAACGTATCTGTTGAATCTTTTAACTCGATTGAAACTGAGTCGTTTATGTTTATGTTAACGATCGCCTGATTAAGGTTAATTAGCTGTAAATTACAATAACCCGCCTGAGCCTGTTGGTAAATGTTGTCGCGACCGCTGGCGATACTTAGATTAGCCAGAACGTAAGTCGTATATTCCACGCCCTGAATCTTTACGCGCCAAATGGGATTAAAAACTGTCATGCGAATTCCAGAGCATTAGCGCCATTAGTGCCGCGGAAGAAACTATTGTTTAGCGTGTTGACGATGGTTCGAGCTGTGCCCTCTTGGTCGATTGCTCCAGAAACGTTTACGTTAATGACTGGCGCTGTGATTCCCGCTTCACGTTGACGGATTGCGAACATGCGCTCGCCGACATCTGTCCCGACTGGAACGACTGGCGGAATAAATCCCGATTCCATCTGGCGGATTCTAAACATGGCTTCACCAATGTTGCCCGTAGTTCCACCTAGTCCGGCTTTGAGTTCATCTTTAACGACGGCGGTTGCGGTTGCAGCACTAGCCTTTGCAGCTGTCTTTGTAATTTCGGCGGTTTCTTTAGCCACTTGTTTAGCTACGTCGCCCACCTCTTTAGCGATTTCATCTTTAACCGCTTTCGCAGCCGCTGGTGTAACTGACGCAGCTTTAGCGCCTTTAGATAAAACAATTTCTGGAATAAGCGCTAAATCTTTACCGCCGAATAAATTGTTTACGACGTTATAGGCTTTAATAAGTAAGTTAATCGCGTCGATGGCTAAGTTAATTCCCGCAACGACGCCCGAGATAGCCAGGCTTACGCCGTCAATAAGTAAGCCGACTCCCTTAAATGCAAGCCCTAAAGTGGTTCCGATGATAGGCGCTAGGATTTTTGCAGCTCCGCCGATCACGCTAATTACCGCGCCTAAAAATGTAAAGACCGCGTTATTATCCTCAATGAATTTTGTCAGTTTCTTAAATACAGTATTAAGTCCCTCAATTACTGGAGTTAAAACAGCCTTAAAGATTGGGACTAAGTAGTCCTGAATAAATCCCCATAGCGCTTTGAGAGCTGGAATCCAGACGTCGTTAATAAATGCGCCGACTGAAATAAATAATGGTAACAAGTTTACAGATATGTAATCCCATAGATCGGTTAATACTGGAATAATTGAATCGGTTAAAAATGATCCAAGTGACTTAAAGATAGGCTGTAACTTTTCTCCAATTTGCGATGAAAGAGCGGTTACGGCTGGAATTACCTTATCGACGAATTTAGATACTAACGGCGTTAATGCGTCGAGTACGAACGATCCGACGTTTTCTTTAGCTTCGTTGAACGCCAGTTTTAATCTATCGACTTTACCCGCAAACGTTTCGGCTTTCTCGGTTGCCTGTCCACCAAAAGTTCCAGCAAGTTTCGCGGTGATTTCCTCAAGGCTCATCGACTTGAGATCAGCTGCCGAAATTCCGATTCCCAATTTTCCGAGCGCTCCGGTATTGCCCTCGACGGCTTTACCTAACGCATTAGATACGGCTTCGAGTGACTTACCTGTGCCCGCTGAAATGTCGAACGCTAAACTAGCCAGTTTCTGAGCTTCTCCGACGTCGCCAGTTGCGCGAGTTAATCTTTCTAGCGCTGGACGTAATTCGTCGTCTGTAATGCCCAGAGATAGTCCCTGAGTGGTAATCCATGACTCAGTCGCCGCGATCTGTGCGTCGGTCGCTCCGGTGACGTTCTGTAAAGTGGTCGCAAGTTTCGCCTGAGCTGCCTCGTCCTCGATCGCCGATTTAACGCCATCAACTAGCAATACTCCAGCATAAGCAAGCGCAGCTGCGCCAGCTGCCGCAAACGCTAAGCCCGCAGCTTTACCGAAACCGCCTAACTTACTTCCGAAAGAATCGGTGTCGTCGCCAGCTTGAGTCAGTCCCTTTTTTAGGTTATCGACATCGGCAAGGATTGAGAGCTTAAGTGTTCTTGATCCATCGCCCGCCATTAGTCGAACCTCTTAACTATTGAAGTAAACGCCTTTTCCCACTCAGCAATTAGATAACTTTGCTCAGCTCGAAGCGTTGGGTAAATAAAATAACCCGTCGATCCTCGTCCGGTTGATCCCGACCAGATCGGGAATTGCTTAAATTTGTTTGATCCGAATTCTGAGCCGCCCCATAATTGTTGAGTCGTAGCGCCGCCGCTAAATTTCTGAGCTGCGTAACCGAAACCGATCTCGCCAATTTTAGACGACTTACTCACTCGCGAACCCTCAGCGATTCGACTAGCAACAGGCGCGGAATTTAATTGACTAGCTGCCGAGATGACCTTGCCCTGTAAATAACTAGCAAGCGCTCCCGATTGAGTCTTAGCTTGAGAGATGGCTTCATCGTCCATCGCCTTAAACGCCCCAGTAATGGCGCGAAGTTCGGCTTTGTCGTACTGGACGACGTCCTTACTTTCCGCCATTTCGCTTCTCCATTATCTCGAGCGCTGCCAATATATCCGCCGCGTCCACCCACTCACTCATCGGAATTCCTGTCGCGATTGACAGTTCTACGATTAGATAGCTTAGGCTTCCTCGGCTGTGACTTTTGGGACTTCGTCATTTCCGACAGTAATATCGACGACAGTATCGCACCAAATTTCATAAGGCTTAACGGGCTTGCCGCCAGCCTCACGTCTTAAAGCGTTCCACGCCAAAAACATTAAGTCGGAAATTCCGATCTTTTCTTGCGCCTGTTGAATTGTGAATCCTGTTTTCTGTTCCCACTTCGCGAACTCAGGTGGCTGAGCTGTTGTCGTAGTAACTTTTCCGTCGTTCGTTTCGATCTGTATTTGTAACTTCATGCTCCCGATCTCCTTTTTATACTAGAACTGGCGTGGTCACGCAAGTAAAGCTTAGTGAAACTGTCTGAGCGTCCGGTGCTGTACCGCCCGCGCTTGGGAATACAGGTTGGACGTCAAATGTAAATACTGATCCGCTCGCAGCTGTAAAGGATACTGAAAGAGGTGTATTCGGTGCGGTGTCTGCTGCGTTCCATAGTGAAGCGCACAATGATCCGCCAGCTGTCCAGTCCGCGAGCATTTCGACCGCGAAAGTACCTTGGGAATCAGTCGTAAAAAACGCTTTTCCGTCTAAAGTCTGATATGTATTTATTGTGCTTTCGATTGTAAGTGTTGCTGATGTTGCTTGAGCGTCATAGTTGGCGGCGTCGATTGTGAAAGTGATGTCGCGTCCCGTTACGATTGTTGTTGGCATTTTATCTCCTAGTTTTCTTGCTTGTAGTAAGTGGAAACGTCAATATCCGAAGTAAGAAAATTACTCGAACCTAACGTAGTGATCGACGGACGCGAAACGTCGCCGACAACGTATCCCGACGGAATAGCCGCGAGAATCTGTAGTGCTAACTTCTCGAGATTATCGAGAGCGCCCGCGTTATTGTTGAACGCGACGGCGGCTGTGATTGTAAAATTTATTTTGACTTGAACTGAGCTGCTAATTAGTTTCGTTTCCAGATAAGGAGTTCCGGGAATAATGATCGCAGCTGGAGCGATTAGAGCTTCGGGAACTGATTCGTGAACCGACGCAGCTACGCCAGCGAGAGCGGTCGCTAGCGGTGCGCGGACATTAGCCTGAATTGTTGTCATTATTGAGCCATCGTTTCCATGTCAATAAACGGAGCTAATAATCCGACGACGCGATTTTGTAATGATCGACCTAACACGAACGGGCTAGGCTGGAAATCTAGTTGCGCCGTAGTGTTACCCGGTGCTGTTATTGACTGAAAGACTTCGACTGATACGACTAGCAGCGCCGACTTTACGGGTGCTACGCCTGAATATAAATCCTCAGCTGTTGAGCCATTTAATACGGCTAAGCCAGCGGGAATCTTAGGTGTAAAAATTTGATCTGGTGCAGCTGTTGCGGTTGTGAATATGTATGGCGCGATTCTGTGATCGTTGACTGTAACTGTTAGATCGAACGCATTTCCGCAGCCTGAGATAATTACAGCTTGACCCGGAACGAAATAGTTAATCCGTTGAGTCGTATAGAACGCCATGCCATCTTTGACTTCGATCCCTGTAATCGCTGACTGATAGCCAGTTAATAGCGGAAGGATCGCACCCTCAGCACTTAAAATCATGAGATCGAGATATGCGTCAGGGTAAAGAGAATCGCTAACGCCTAGAACGGCGCGAAGTTCGTCCGCGGTGATAATTGGCATTAGCGATCCTCTCTTTATTCTGCTCGGTCGCCTCGGGAGCGAAACGACCGATGATTATTTATTTACGCGAGATTATTCCAGCGGGCGCCCAGTGCGACCTTTGGAGCTAGTGCGCCGTAACCATAGTAAAGAATATCGATGGTGCCGTCGGAGTTGATGTTAGTGCGAAGCTCGAAACGTGGGCTCTCGTACCATGTGTATGAATCTGGGTTAATGACAACCATTGAAAGATCGCCTTCAGCTGTTGTTAATCCGACGTTTCCGATTGAACGTGAAACGAATAGATTTAGACCCGGAGAAACTACGCCACGAAGCGAATCGCCGCGAACATTTCCGCCTTGGTTGCTAGGTTGCGCCGCATTGTAAAGAGGGGCGCCATTGTCGTTATAGCCCATGATGTTGCCCCATTGTGTTGGAGAAACTACGAGTGAACGAGCGAATCCTAGTGATGATCCATACACGTCGGCGCAAGCCTTTGATGTATAGCCGAGGAATCCTGCTGCTGTATTTGCTGCCTGTGCTGTTGAGCTTCCGTCGTTGTAAATTCCGAGAGTTACGAAATCCTCAGTCGCTTTTGCGTAAGCAAATTCCAAATTCTGGAGTAATGCTGTTAGGTACGATGGGTCTGAGCGGTCGATAAGTTCGATCGTTGAGATTGCGCGACCCTTGAAAGAATTTACAGGAACGCTTAGATAAGTTGCGCTTAAGCTTGATTCTGTTATTGGAGAATTTTCGGCAATATCTGAAACAGTTGGAACCGCTGTGACCTTAGGCAGCTCGAAAGTCATGCCTGTAGCGGTTAACGTTTCGCGACTGATTGCGTCGATCATGCCACGATCGGCATTAGCTAGTGCGTTGATAACTGTGCGGCTCTGTGGTGTTGGAACCATGCCCGGAGCTGTTGATGTTGTGTTATCGGCAGCCTTAACATATTGACGAGCGTCCTCATCGTGTAGAACTGACGCCTTGAGTGAATACTGTAGATAAGAAACCTTATCGACGATTGGCGAACGTGGTGCGGTGTAAGCCATTGGAACGTGTTTTGACGCTTCTACCGATGTTTCGGCAGGAGCAGTTTCGGTAGTGTCTGACACTTCGACTCCTTCAGTTGTTGGATTTGTTTCTTCTGTTTCCTCATCTAAGGACTCAGAATTTTCATCGGTTGATTCGACTTCATCTGTTTCTGTTTCGCTCGCTGCAACCTGGCTAACTCGAGCGCTGTCGATTGCTGGCTCTGAAACTAAAGACACTTCATCGAGCGAACCTTTAGCGACTACTAAAACTCCATCGACGAAATCGTGTGCGTTAACTTTAACTCCCACACTAAAACCATCGCGCAAACCCGTCGCAGCTTCTACTAATGCGTCGTTGCCGGCTGTTGTTTCCGCGATCTTAAATGTCGCGTCGATTCCTTGTTCGGTTGCGGTCATAGATAGAACCTTTCCGATTGGTCGAGTGCGATCGTGTTCAAGTAATAATTTAACGTTCTTAGTGGCGATAGATTCTGGCTTAAACGTCGTAAGTCCGGCGGACGTTGATCCAGTTTCGTTCCATGTTACGACGCGTCCGGTAATAGTGCGAGATTCGCTATCGGCTGACGTAATTGTTAGCGGCATATTTAGCTTCATTTAATCATTTCCTCAGCTTGTCGGATTTCCTCGACGCTGATTGCGCCGATTTCAAATAATGTTTTGTAAATTGCTACGCGTTCCGCTTCACTTCCACGCAAGTAATCCTCAAGTCTAAAATTAACTGTCTGAGATGATGGAATAAAATCAGGCATACTTAATCGCGTGGATATGCTGGTCATCAGCGGAATCAAACTAAAATCTAAAAGGGTTTTGCGGGTAACGTTGGCGTTGGAATAAGTCATGCTCGATCCAGTTTCCGCGTCAACGTAGAACGCCGGAATTCCGATCGCCCTCGCCAATTCGGTCGATATGTAGGAACGAGCTTGTGCGAGCTGTAATTTCTCAGGATCAAAGCCGACTGTTTGTAACTCGACGTCCGCATTAAGAAACGCGGTCGAGCGATTACGTCGAGCGACGCCCCATGACTCAAGTAATTTTGCAATTCGATCAGCTGGTAAAGCTGTGCCATTAGATTTTAATACCATGGACGGGACAGGTTCGCGAGCGTAGTTTGCAGCTGCTCGTTCTAGTTCCGCACCTGTGCGAATTGTGCGACCAGCGCGATTTAATAATCCTTCATCGTTGC